CCAGACCAAAGACTTATAGAAGATATTATTGTTGAATCAATCAAAGTCTATGGTATTGATGTACACTATATGCCAAGAACTCTTGTCAATGAGGATAAGATTTTTGGTGAAGATCGAATTTCGCAGTTCAACGATTCCAGAGTAATTGAAATGTATATCAAGAATGTGGATGGTTTTGAAGGTGAAGGAACTTTTGTTTCAAATTTTGGCTTAGAAGTCAGAGATCAGATTACACTCACGGTTTCAAGAAGAAGGTGGACACAACTTAATTTTGAAGGTGATGGTAGAAATGAAGAACCTAAAGCTGGTGACCTTATCTATTTTCCTTTGACTGATGGGTTGTTTCAAATCATGCACGTTCAAGATACGAACACTTTCTATCAAACTGGTTCTCTTCAAACCTTTGACCTCGTTTGTGAAATCTTTGCTTATTCTGATGAGAAAATTGATACAGGAATTGAAGCGATTGACGACATTGAAGTCCAACAATCTTTTGTCCGTACATTTGAATTAGCTTCTAGTCCTGCTGTCTCTGGTACTTTTCAAGTTGGAGAAACTGTTGCAGGTGGAACTTCTTCTACTACAGGAGAGGTGGCAAAGTGGGATTCTGGTACAAATTATCTGTATCTCATCAACATGACAGGAAATTTTACAGTCGGGGAAATTCTTACTGGTGCTACAAGTACAGCAACTGGTACTTACGAAACTAAACAAACAAGTGATGAGGCTGCTCAGACTCTAGCACAAATTGAAGCTGGTACAACCGATACATCAACAGGTAATGAAGAATTTGAAACTGATGCTGATTCTATCCTTGATTTCTCAGAGGGTAATCCGTTTAGTGAAGGGACAAATTATTAATGTTAGGATCTACCTTTTATCATCAAACAATACGAAAATATGTAGCAGCATTTGGAACTTTGTTTAACGACATCAACGTAGAACGTAAAAATTCTGCAGGGACTGTTATTGAACGAATTAAAGTTCCTCTTGGATATGGGCCAAAACAGAAGTGGATTTTAGCTCTTCAAGAAACTAGTGCTGATAGAAAAGTAGTTGCAACTAGAACTCCAAGAATGGGATTTGCTCTTACAGGTCTATCATATGACTCAGTAAGAAAGTTGAATACGTTAGGAAGAAATGCAGCAGCGAACACCGCAGCTGGAACTACTACCTTGATGACTCAATACAATCCTGTTCCTTATAACTTTGATTTTGAATTATTCATTCTAGTGAATAATGCAGAAGATGGAACTCAAATTCTTGAACAAGTATTACCATACTTTGCACCACAATTTACAGTCACCATTAATACGATTCCAAGTATGGGAATTAAGACTGATGTACCTATCATTCTTAATTCAGCATCTCAGAGTGATGAGTATGAAGGAGATTTAGCAACAAGAAGAACTATTATTTGGACTTTGAGTTTTTTACTTAAAGGTCAAATTTATCCAGATGTTAAAACAAGTTCGGTTATCAAAACTATTGAAGTTAATTTCCGAATTCCAGGCGGTGACAAGGAGGATTTTGTAGTTAATTTTGCTCTGTTAGAAACATCAGACTTTGATACTACGGACTATATATTATTAGAAACAGGAAACTACGAAAGAATCGCTACAGAAGATAGTAGTGAGGGTGCATCAGAATCTACAGTTAAGTCAAGATATACAGTTACACCTTCACCTTCAGGAGTTACTGCAAGTGATGATTATGGATTTAGCGAGACTTTTGAGTTTTTTGAACAGGGTAAAAATTATGATATAACAACAGGCACAGATGTATGAGTGTAGTAGGAAATATAGATGAGCATCTTGATGAAGTTTTTGGGATTATAGAAAAACCCAAGAAAGAGATGGTCAAGACAGAACGTGTAGTTCCTGTCGTAACAGAAGATGATAGTGATTCTGATTTTCAATACGCAAGAGAAAATCTTTATAATCTTATAGAGCGTGGTCAAGATGGTTTGGATGAACTTCTTGAAATAGCTAAAGCCTCTCAACATCCACGTGCATTTGAAGTAGTCGGTCAACTGGTGGATAAACTCACTACCACTAACAAAGAACTACTCAATCTCCATAAATCAAAAAAAGATATAAAGACCGAAAGAGGTGGCCCAACAAGTGTCAACAATAATCTCTTTGTTGGTTCTACAGCTGAATTACAAAAATTTCTCAAGAAGGAGAAAGTTGTTGAGGAAGAGAAATGAGTGAAAATTATCTAGGTAATCCATCACTCAAAGCAGAAGGTGTTTCTGTAGAATGGACAGAAGAAAATATTGAGGAATACCAAAAATGTATGAAGAGTCCTGAATATTTTATAGAAAATTATGTTCAAATAGTCCATGTAGATAAGGGTCTTGTTCCATTTGATATGTATTCGTATCAAAGAAAAATGGTGCAAACTTTTTCTGATAATAGATTTGTAATTTGTAAAATGCCAAGACAGACAGGTAAATCTACTACCATTGTCAGTTTTCTTCTCCATTACATTCTATTCAATCAAGATGTCAATTGTGCTATTCTAGCTAACAAACTCTCTACAGCACGAGAACTTCTTTCTAGATTACAACTTGCATACGAACATCTACCCAAATGGTTACAGCAAGGAGTTACAGTTTGGAACAAAGGAAACATAGAACTAGAAAATGGTTCTAAGATTTTGGCTGCAGCGACATCTTCTTCTGCTGTTCGAGGTAGTTCTTTTAACATCATTTTTCTTGATGAGTTCGCACACGTTCCAAACAACATAGCAGATCAATTTTTCACTTCAGTTTATCCTACAATTTCTTCTGGTGAAACGACCAAAGTTTTCATCGTATCCACACCATTAGGACTTAATATGTTCTATAAAATGTGGATTGATGCTGAGGAAGGAAGAAATAATTATATTCCAATTGATGTCCATTGGCGAGAAGTTCCTGGCCGTGATGAGAAGTGGAAACAGGAAACAGTTAAAAATACAAGTGAGATACAATTCAACCAAGAGTTTGAGTGTGAGTTTATCGGATCTACTCTAACTCTTGTCGCTCCATCTAAATTGAGAACTATGGCTTTTCAAAGACCAATAGCATCAAAAAGTGGAATGGATGTATACGAACATCCCAAAAAAGATGCTACATACTGTATTGTTGCGGATAGTGCTCAGGGTAAGGGTCAGGACTATTCTGCTTTAAGTGTGTTTGATATTTCAGAAATACCATATAAACAAGTAGCTAAATATAGAGATAATACCATCTCTCCAATGTTATATCCTAATGTAATCTATCAAATAGGAAATCAATACAATACAGCTTGGACTATGGTTGAGGTTAATGATGTAGGTCAACAAGTGGCTGAAACTCTTCATTTTGATTTGGAATATGAGAACATCCTTATGTGTTCAATGCATGGTAGAGCTGGTCAAAAAGTTGGAGGTGGATTTGGAAAGAATAACCAACTAGGAATAAGGACTAGTAAACAACTCAAAAGAATTGGTTGTGCTGCATTGAAAGAGATGATTGAAACTGATAAACTGATTATTCCAGACTTTGAGACTATTGCAGAACTAACTACATTTTCCTCTAAACATAACTCATACGAGGCTGAGGAGGGGTCACACGATGATTTAGCTATGACTCTGGTGATTTTCTCTTGGTTAGTTCAACAACAATACTTTAAGGATATGACAGACCTTGATATAAGAAAACAGATGTATAAAGACCAAATGGAAGCTCTAGAACAGGATATGTTACCATTTGGTATCATTGATAGTGGACAAGAAAAAGAATCTTTTACAGATAAGAGTGGTCAGTTATGGGAGGTAGCTGATCCTGCACATCAAAGAAGTTATTTTTAATTTTCAGTACTAAACCCAAAATCATCTATAGAATCGAATTTAATTTTTTTTATGTCTTTTATTAATTTTTTAGCATCGGGATGAATCCGCGTGGAATTATATTCTAATCTTGATTCACTTTTAGTACATATAACTAAATGTTCTGGATTAACACAGCAGTTATTTTGACATATTTGATGTACAATATTACCAGTAGGAATTTCACCTGTATGATGTAGATAAGAGAATCTATGAGCAGGTATAGATTTTCCTAAATGAGAAAACATTCCATAACCTTGTTGTGTTTTAGAAGCTGTCCAAGACCAACATTTATTAGATTCTTTTTGTATTTTAGATAAAAATCTATCAATAGCTTTCATAATGCTCCTGTTAAAACTTATTTATACTTCAATAAATATTTATAACCTTGAGATTTTCGTTTTTATAAATAATCATAGTAACGATTTTACGCAGATAATAACACTTTTTATAGGGGAGATGAAATGGCTTTTCAAATTTCGCCAGGCGTTAATACTTCTGAAATTGATTTAACTACTGTCGTGCCCGGCATTTCTTCTGTAGATGCAGGGTTTTCAGGTGCTTTTAGATGGGGGCCGATTAATGATGTTACATTAATTGATTCGGAAACTCTTCTACTTGAACGATTTCAAAAACCAGACGCTAACACATACGCTTCGTTTTTTACGGCAGC